GATGATCAAGCTATATTTAGGTGGGCAGGAGCTGATATAGAACATTTAATTAATATGCCAGGTAAAGTGGAAGTTTTAATACAATCTTACAGGTGCCCAAGAAGTGTGCACGGTATAGCACATGAAATAGTTACAAGAATTGGTAAAAGAAGAGAGAAAGAATGGAACCCACGTGACGTAGAAGGAGAAGTTAAATTTCATGCTTATCCCGAAGGGGTTCACATGAATGAGGGAAAGTGGCTTGTGCTTTCAACTTGTGGATATATGTTAAACGACATTGAGGAAGATCTTCGATACCGTGGACTGCCGTATAGTTTATATGGTAAACCTGCTGTTAAACAAAGTTTATTAAAAGCTATAGACGCTTGGAAAAAATTAAATGACTTTGGGGATATATCATACAGTGACGTTGCATCAATTTATGACAACTTAAAAAGTGGTGTTGGAATAGAAAGAGGATATAAAAATTTAAAGACATTGGAAGAAGGACAATCCTATAATGCGGAATCTTTATCGATGCATCATGGTTTAATGAATTCTGGTGTTCCTTGGGATGTGGCATTCAGTTCAATTAGTGATAAGGATAAATCTTACTTGATGTCAATGGAAAAGCACGGTGGCCTGGGTGCGGAAATAAAAATAAATTTAAGCACAATACACAAATCAAAAGGTGGTGAATGTGATAATGTTTTATTATTAACAGATTTATCACGTGCTAATCAGGATGAGATGGAGCAAAATCCAGACGACACTAACCGTGTGTTCTATGTAGGAGCTACACGTGCTAAAAAATCACTGCATATAGTGCAACCACAACGAGTAGGAGGGTATAAAATATGACAAAAGAAGAAATATTAGCGAAGGCTAAAGAGATCATTTCTAATGATAGAAATGAATCACACGGAGATGCATTTAAGAATCATGCAGAAATTGCAGAGTTCTGGAATATATTTTTAGATAATAAATTACAGCCAATGTCATCTATTACTGCGCAAGATGTAGCAATTATGATGATATTACTAAAAGTTTCTCGTTCCAATCAGGGAAAGAAATTTAACTTGGATAACTTTATTGACATGGCAGGTTATTCAGCAATTGCAGGAGAGATAGGTGACAGTGGATCTTTTTAATAAAAATGAAGTAAAATCAGAATGGTTACACCCTACGGAATTTCCACCAATGAAGGGAAGACAGGTAGTAGCGATAGATTTAGAGACGTGTGATACAGAATTAATAAAAATGGGTCCTGGTTGGTCTAGAAAGATTGGAAAGGTTATAGGTATTGCTCTATCTAGTGGCGATTTTACTGCATATTATCCAATTGCACATGATGGTGGGGGCAACATGGATAAGGATGTTATATTAAAATACATAAAAAGCATCTGTGAGGACGAATCTATACAAAAGGTATTCCATAATGCGCAATATGACATTGGATGGCTCAGCGTGCTAAATATTGAAGTTAAAGGGTATATCCATGATACTATGATTGCCTCTGCTTTGTTAAACGAGAATAGATATTCGTATACTTTGAATAGCATGGTTCATGAATATTTAGGTGAATACAAGGATGAAAAAGTTTTAAAGGCCAAAGCTCAAGAACTAGGAATAGATCCTAAATCAGAAATGTATAAACTTCCAGCCGAATTTGTCGGCGAATATGCAGAAGCAGATGCACTTCTTACTTTTAGATTGCATGAAAAATTGATGCTGGAGATAAAAAAGGATGCTCTTGAGACTGTGTATGACACAGAGTGTAGACTGATTAGAGTTATTTTTAATATGACGAAACGCGGTGTCAGAATAGACATGGATAGAGCAGAAAAATTAAAGAAGAAATTATATGCGAAAGAAAAGAACTATCTTAAAAGAATAAAAGAGATAACTGGAAATGATGTACAAGTTTGGGCAGCACGGTCAGTGGCCCAGGCATTTGATGATGTTAATCTTGAATATCCCCGTACAGAGTTAGGTGCTCCTAGTTTTACCCAAACTTTCTTGGAAACACACGCACACGAGCTTCCTCGTATGATAACAAAAGCACGTGTATTAAACAAATTACAAGGAACATTTATAGACGGTATAAAAAGGCATATACACAAGGGCAAGTTACATGCACACATAAACCAAATACGTGGTGATAGTGGTGGTACTGTAACTGGAAGATTTTCTATGTATGCGCCTAATTTACAACAGATGCCTATTAGAAATGAATTTGGATCTGAGTTACGAAAAATATTTATACCTGAGCAGGGCGAGTATTGGTTATCGGCTGACTACTCACAACAAGAGCCTCGCATTCTTACACACTTTGCTATTTTAAATAAAAATAAGGGGGCTGAAGAAGTACATGATGCATTTGTAAATGGATTAGATTTTCATAAACAAACTGCAGAGATGGCAGGTATACCAAGAAGACTAGCTAAAACTATTGGTCTTGGTGTTATGTACGGAATGGGATACAAAAAACTTGCTGTTGATTTAGATATTAGTCCAGCAGAAGCAAAAGAAATGCTTAAAGAGTTTAGAATTAAAGTTCCTTTTATGCAAGGCATGCTTGAGGATGTTATGAACAGAGCGAACAAAGTCGGAACAATTAGAACTTATCTAGGCAGGAAATGTAGATTTGATTTATATGAACCATCTTGGTACGAAGTGGATCCAGTGACAAAAATACCAGTGTTCCACAAAGCATTGCCACTTAAACAGGCACAAGCTGAATACGGTGGTCAAATAAAAAGAGCAGGAACATACAAAGCGTTAAATAGGTTAATACAAGGAACAGCTGCGGATCAGACTAAAAAAGCTATGGTTGATGTGTATGAAAAACTTAATATTATTCCTCTCATTCAAGTGCACGATGAGTTGAATTGTAGTGTTAAATCTGATAAAGAAGCAGAAGATATAAAACATATAATGGAAAATTCTATGAAACTGGTGGTACCTTCCAAAGTTGATTTTAAAGTTAAAGACAATTGGGGAGACGCGAAATGACAATAAATAAAGAAACAAGAAAAAAAAGGATGGAAAACAAAAAGAATAGTTTTGCCATTAACCCGGAGCAGATGGAGTATGAAAGAAGAAAAGTTTTGGAACAAATGTCTACAAAAATTGACAGGAAAAAACTCAACAACATGGCGGCAGTTGCTGCCACAAAAGAGCCGGAATACTTTGATGAAGAAGGGAACAAAAGAGAACCGACAATGCGCATACTTTCACTCGGGGCAGGGGTACAGTCTTCCTGTCTGGCACTCATGGCGCAAGAAGGACTGACTAAGCATAAACCAGACTACATGATTTTTGCTGATACAGGATGGGAACCATCCTTCGTGTATGAGCATGTTGAATACCTAAAGAAAGCAATAACGATTTGTCCACTCATTACTGTAGAACGTGGTAATATCCGTGAGGATCTTATCCGTGCAGCGAACCCAATTAAAGGGTCAAATGAGGAACATAAATCTTTCGCCGGACGTGTACCAAATCCACCTTTATTTGCAGCACGCCCCGGTGGAAAGGTTGGAATGCTTTACCGACAATGCACACATGACTATAAAGTGATTCCTATTCAAAAAAAGATTAGAGAATTACTTGGAGTAAAACCAAGACACCGCGTAAAGAAAGGAACAATTGTCGAACAGTGGATAGGTATATCCACTGATGAAGCTATGCGTATGAAGAACGCTAGATTGCCATGGTTAACATCACGTTGGCCTTTAATAGAAATGAAGATGTCCCGTATGGATTGTCTTCAGTGGTACCGTGATATAAAGAAACACCCCATGCCGGGTAAATCATCGTGCATAGGGTGCCCATACCATCATAATGATCAATGGAAAAATATGCAAAAAAATTATCCAGCAGATTTTGAGGATGCGTGCGAGGTTGATGACAAGATAAGACACGGACTAAAGAACACTACAGCGGAGCTGTTTCTACACAAATCAGCGAAACCGCTTCGGGAAATAAATTTTTTAGCGCCAAAGAAGCAACCAGACTTATTTGGGGAAACATTTGATGAAGAGTTTGCAGATGAGTGC